CATCTATATATGGTGCATTGGTTCGTCTTGCTCAGGATTGGATAATGCGTTATCCTCTTATTGATTTTCATGGTAATGTAGGGAATCAAGCGGGAGATGGACCTGCCGCACCTCGTTATACAGAAGCAAGACTTTCTAAATTAACAGAAGAAGGTATGCTTCAAGGTTTAAAGAAAAATAATGTTGATTTCATTCCTAATTATGATGAAACAACAGAAGAGCCTATTGAATTACCAAGTATTTTTCCGAATCTTCTTTGTAATCCCAATAGCGGAATTGGTGTTGCTATGGCTTGTTCATGGGCACCGCATAATCTTGGTGAAGTAGCTGCGGCGATTAATCAGTATTTGTCTGGAAAAGAACCAACTTTACCTGGTCCAGATTTTCCAACGGGAGGAGTTATTATTAATTCTAAAGATATTCCTGCAATTATGCGAACTGGACATGGTAGTGTAAAAATTCGCGGTAAATTTGAAATTGATAAACAAAAAATTATTTTTACAGAAATTCCCTATGGAACATCTGTTGAAGGATTAATGACTGAAATTGGTGAAGTTTCAGACGCAAAGGAAATTGAGGGCATTGATAATATCCGTGACGAATCTAATAAAAAAGGTATTAGAATTGTTATTGAATGTGATAAAGGTATCAATCCAGCAAGTATTGTAAATAAACTTTTTGCAAAAACAAAATTACAAAATTCATTCAGCTATAATCAAGTTGCTCTTGTTGATAAGGTGCCAACTGAATTAAATCTTAAAGATTGTATTAAAATTTATGTTGATCATAATATTGATTGCATAATAAGAGAAACCAAATTTGATTTAAATAAAGCTATTGATAGACTTGAAATTGTTAATGGTTTACTGCGGGCACTTGAGGATATTGACAATATTATAGCATTAATTAAAGGCTCTGAAAATGCGACCGCCGCAAAAGAAAATTTAATTAAGAAATACCAATTCACAGAAAATCAAGCTAAAGCAATTTTGGCTATGAGACTTTCTTCTCTTGCAAAACTTGAAAAAGTTGAATTAGAAAAAGAAGCTAAAGAATTAGAAAATAAAATTAATAATTTAAAAAATATTTTATCTAGCGAAAATAGACAAAAAGATATTCTTAAATCTCGTCTTGCAGATTTGGTTAAAAAATATGGAGATGCCCGCCGCACAGAGTTAACTCATATTGAATTTAAACCAGAAGATAAAATAATTGAAGAAATAGTTCCTGAAGATTGTGTAGTAATACTTTCTCAAACAGGGAATATTAAAAGAGTTCCAAAAAAATCTTTTAAAATCCAACGTAGAAATGGGAAGGGCGTTAAAACAAAAGACAATATTATAATGTCTACAATTTCTACTAATACTATTGATAATTTACTTTTATTTACTAAAAAAGGTAAAATGTTTAAAATTATTGTAGATGAAGTGCCAGTTGGGACAAATGCATCAAAAGGTGTTCATGTTGGAACTTTAATTAATATGGACCAAGATGATGAAGTAATTGCTATTACTTCTCTTGCTAGAAGTAATACAGCAAAATATGTAGTATTCTTTACTAAACAAGGATTAATGAAGAAAACCTATCTTGATGAATATACTAAAATAAAACGTAGCACAGGCATCGCTGCAATTAAAATTAATGATGATGATTCTATTGCTAATGTTGAATTTATTAACGAAGAAGATATACTTGTAATTACAAAAAATGGTATGTCTATTCATTTTGAAAGTAAAAATATTAATCCTATTGGAAGAATTGCGGCAGGTGTTAAAACTATAAAATTAGATAAAAATGATGAAGTTGTTGTAGGACTTCCAATCCATTCAGATAATGATATCGTTGCTATTTTTTCTACAAAAGGATATGGTAAAAAGACTTCTATTAAAGAATTTACAGTTCAGGGTAGAGGCGGAAAAGGATTAGTAATTTATAAACCAAGTGTTGTATATGGACAAATTGTTGGTGCAACAATTATTTCAGATAATGATACAATTCTTCTTACTGGTCAGCCGAGTTCTATATGCATTGCCGCAACAGATTTACCTTTATTAACTCGAACAAGTTTTGGTAATATTATGGTAAAATCTAATATTTCATCCATAGTGAAATTTTAAAATTGAGGGGTTTATAAACCCCTCAATTGTTTTTTATAAAAAAATATGTTATAATATATTTATAAAGTAATAAGGAGTAAAATAGAATGTGTGGTTTTTGTGAACGCATTGAAACAAAAAACGATTATAAAGAAAAACCTTTTTGGGAAAGAGATAATTGTATTGTCAAATATAATGAAATTTATGGATTATGGGTTGAATGTAACGATTCATATTTTAGTGGAGTGGCAATTAATATAAATTACTGTCCTATATGTGGAAGAGAATTATAATTTATAAAAGGTAAAAATATATGGAAGAATGGACAATTAGAAGTTTAATAGATGAATTAAATAGATTAACAAAACTTTATGATGCGGGTCACCCAGAAATTTCTGATAAAGAATGGGATGATTTATATTTTAAATTACAAGAAATGGAAAAAGAAACTGGGACTATTTATCCAGATTCACCGACTCAAAATATTTATTTTAAAAAAGTATCTAAATTAGAAAAAATTCGACATACCCACCCCATGTTATCTCTTGATAAAACAAAAAATATAGAAGATATAAAAAAATTTGTATCTGGACATGATTGGGTAGCCATGTTTAAGCTTGATGGATTATCATGCTCTCTCGTATATATAGATGGTAAATTTGATCATGCTGATACTCGTGGAAATGGTGAAGTTGGAGAAGACATTACTCATAATATTTATGCCATAAAAAATATTCCATTAACAATTCCTACGACAAAAGAAGTTATGGTAATTGATGGAGAAATACTTTGCACAACAGATAATTTTGAAAGATTTCAAAATGAATATAAAAATCCTCGTAATTTTGCTGCGGGAAGCATTAGATTACTAGATGCACAAGAGTGCGCTCGCCGCAATCTAATGTTTGTAGCTTGGGATTTTATTCAAGGTTATGAAAATAATTCTTTTATGCATCAGTTAGAAGAATTAGATAATTATGGTTTTATTACCGTCCCAAGAGTGGGAGATGCTGAAACAGTTGATGACACTATTAAAATTTTAAATAATTGGAAAGAATTTACAACTTTTCCTATTGATGGATATGTATTTAGATTTGATGATCAAAAATATTATAATAGCTTGGGGTCAACTGCTCATCACGCTCTTGGAGCAATGGCTTTTAAAATGTATGATGAAACTTATTCAACTAATTTAAAGTATATTCAATGGACAATGGGAAGAACTGGTGTTCTTACCCCAGTAGCAGTATTTGATCCTATTGATATTGACGGTTCAACAGTAGAAAGAGCATCTCTTCATAATGTAAGTGTTATGAAAGAAATTCTTGGTGAATGTGCTTATGTTGGAGAACCATTAAAAATATTTAAAGCAAATCAAATTATTCCACAAATTGCGGAAGCTGGACCAAAACATGATTATGGTTATGTAATTACTCATAATGGAGTATCTGCTAACGATGCTATTGAAAGATGCCCCATATGTAGCGGTGATATTGTATATATAACCAGTGATGATGGAGTAATTAATGCATATTGTGATAACCCTCTCTGCGAAGGTAAATTAGTAAATAGACTTGAACATTTTTGTGGGAAAAAAGGTCTTGATATTAAAGGACTATCCAAAGCAACTTTTCAAAAATTAATTGATTGGGGATGGGTAGATTCTATAAAAAATATATTTTGGCTTTATAATCATCAAATGGAATGGATGGATAAACCAGGCTTTGGAAAAGCATCAGTCTTTAAAATTTTAGATGCAATAGAAAAAGGAAAACATACAACATTAGATAAATTTATATCTGCGATAGGAATTCCCCTTATAGGACAGACCGCAGCAAAAGTTTTAGCAAATCATTTTAAAACGTATGAAGATTTTCGTACAGCTGTAAAAGATAAGGATTATCATTTTTTTAACCTTGATAATTTTGGTGAAGAAATGGAATATCAATTAAAACATTTTGATTATTCTGAAATGGATGAACTTTCTAAAATTTTAATTTTAGAAACCACTATTGTTAACAATGAAACAATAAATAATAATCTTAAAGGAAAAACTATTGTTATTACAGGAAAACTTACAAATTTTAAAAATAGAAATGAATTAAAATCAGTTGTTGAAAAAAATGGCGGAAAGGTTGTAGGTTCAATTTCTAGTAAAACAGACATACTTATTAATAATGATGTAAACAGCACATCGTCTAAGAATAAAACAGCTCAAAAACTAGGTATTCCAATTATTTCAGAAACTGACTTTATGAAGCAATACCTTGAAAAATAAAAAAATTTTATATATAATATATTTGTAAAAGTTAATAAGATATAAAATAAAAATATTTTGACTTTATAAAAATTTTTTAGTATAATAATATTATAAAACAAATAAAATAAAAAATAAGGAGAAAAAAGATTATGCTTAAAGAAAATAGTAGAAAAGTTTTTGATTATGTAAAGGAACATGATGGAGAAGATTTTACCGCTCAGGATATTGCGAATGCAATTGACCTTTCAGTTAGGTCTGTAAATGGAATTATCACTTCTGCTTTCCAGAGACATAAGGATGCAGACAAGAATGAAGTACCGTTGATGGTACGTGTACCTGCTGAAATTGAAGATCCTGAAACTGGCCTCCATAAGGCAATTAAACTTATTCAGCTTACAGATGCAGGCAGGGAGTTCGATCCAGACGCAGAATAATTTATATTAAATTATGAGGGCTAGATTTAATATCTAGTCCTTATTTTTATATTGGAGAAAAAATGATTATATTAAATATTATTTGTTTTATTAGTTTAATTATAAGTATATTTTTATTTTATATAACAAATAAAATAAAAATACATAAAGATATATAGCAAATAGAATATTCAGATAATTTAAAAAAATAGATTCATGATTTAGAATTAAATAGAAACAATCTTATAAACTCATAGATTAAAAAAAGAGAATAGTAGCATATTAATTTTATTGAATATCAAAAATATTTAAATGAATAGAAATAGAAATTAAATAAAAAATTAATAAAAGAACAAACTGACAAAAAAGAAGAAATTGATAAATACTTAAATAATTATCAAGAAACAACTAATTATAAAATTAAATAGATAGAAGAAGAATCTTCTAAAGAAATAGAAAATATTCATTTAGATTTACAAAAAATTCGAGAGTCTGCAAAAGAAGAAAAATAGCAAATTCAAAATGATATTAATAAATTAAAGGCTTCATTGGCGGCAGGCGTATAGGCGAGACTCCGCGAACAAGAAAAAAAAGATAAAATTAATTTTTATAAATTATCAATTAATAATATAGATTTAGCAGATGTAAAAAAATTAGAAAATTTAAAATTATCTCTTCATAAACCTGTTATTTTAAGTAAATTAATATGGACTCAATATTTTCAAAAACAAATGACAGAATTATGCAATAAAATTCTTGGAAAGAAAATTGTTTGTGGTATTTATAAGATTACCAATTTAAATACAGAAGAATGTTATATTGGACAAAGTGTCAATATAGCAGATAGATGGAAACAACATTGTAAATGTGGATTAGGAATTGACGCATCTACTACAAATAAATTATATAATGCTATGCAAAAAGACGGTGTATGGAATTTTACTTTTGAATTATTAGAAGAATGTCCAAAAGAATTATTAAATGAAAAAGAAAAGTTTTGGATATAGATGTATCAAAGTAATAAATTTGGATATAATATTATGAAAGGAATAAAATAAATGATAAAAGTATTTACTTTAAATAAAAATAAAAAAATTGAATTAACTAAATAGGAATTAGAACAACTTTTAAATGAAAGCTATTGGGAAGGTTATAATAGTAAAAAAATCACATATTGGACCTATACCTCTCCTTCTTCATATCCTCTTTTTAATAATCCTTGTAAAATTACTTGTACTGACGGTTCTATGAAAATGGAAATAGGAGATTAATATGAAATTTGAAAAAACATGGGTAGGTAATTTTGAAGGCGCTTTCCGAGGAATGAGAAATCCAAAAGAAAGTTGGGATAAAAGTGATAGCTATTTCACTATCGCTAATTTAGACTATTATGATGGCGATATGAAAATTGCAGATAAATGGATTGCTGAATTTCATCCAGAATTAAACTGGCCTGAGGAATTTTCTGAAGAAGGCGCAGAATTAGCAGAAAAATATGCGGATAAATTACTTAAAAATGGAACTTTAAAATTAAATGAATATGATAATGTTGGAGAGTTTGCCATGATTGGTCCAAAAGATATGAAGTTGGCTCAAACTCTTATTAAAGCAGGTCCTGAGCATCGTAAATTTTTACGACAGATTTTTGTTTCTGTTGATATTACCGCACCATTATATTTTTGGAAAGAATTAGATACATATAAAGTTTCAACTGTTGCGAATAGTACTTCTACCATGCATAAATTAACAAGTAAACCTATTACAATTGATTGTTTTGAAATAGATGATTTTAATAAAAATTTAAAATACTTTCAAACAAATACAACAGAAATGTTGTCAGATATAATAATTGAGCAATTAGAATTTCTTCGTCAAAAATATATTGAAACAAAAGATAAAAGATACTGGAAAGAACTTGTGCGGTGGTTGCCTGAAAGCTGGCTTCAAACTAGAACATGGACTGCAAATTATGAAACTATTCGTGCTATTTGCTCACCTGGTCAAAGACGTTCACATAAACTTAATGAATGGAGTGGATTAGACGATCAATCTAAAAACAACTTTATTAAATGGACAAGATCTTTACCCTATGCTCAGTATTTAATTTTTGACGATGAAAATATTCCTTTTCAAATTGAAAAATAAAAAATAAAATGTTATAATATATTTATAAGATAAAAATTATATTATAAATGAAAAGGAAAAACATATGACAAAAAAAGAAGCATTTATTCAAATTATTGAGTATTTATTTGAAGATCAAGATATAAGATTAGCGAATATTTATGCAAAAGAATGGCCTTTAGCAAATGATTTCTTTAATGAATTAAAAGAAGGTAAAATTAAAAACTCTGGTGCTATAACTGAAAATGGGAAAAAGATACTTTCTTGGACACAAGAGAATGTAGATACTATGAATAATATTTTTACATCAAAAGAAATTGCAGAAGCTCTTTTTACATCTGGACGCTCTGTTGCGGGGTCTATGAGAAAATTAGTTAATGATGGTTATTTTGAAAAAGTTGGTAAAGATCCCGTTCAATATTCTCTTACAGAAAAAGGAGAGGCTTATCAATTTGACAAATAAAAAAATTTTTGTTATAATATAAAAGTAAAAGTTGATTAATAAAAGGAGAAAAAAATTAAATGAAAGCAAATGCAAGATTTATTAATACAGAAAAAATTGAAGGATATGTTTATAGTACAGGAAGCAATTTTAATCAGCTTTCAGAAAGAGTAACAGGAGAAAATTCTAAGAATCCTGGTACTAAATATATAGCAGGAGATTTAGATATTGCTGTAGATGAGAATGGATTAAATGTAGTAACCATTCATTATACATATGTAACTCCTACTTACAGAAGCGGGCAGACTAATAATACCTACACCGCCCTTAAAAAGATTATTGATAATCCTGATAAAACATGGGTTAATGGTGGAAAAGATAATG